AAAAGTCCTGGATAATTTTGCATTTGGATCTGATCCACCAGTTACTCTAGCAGAGTGTCTTTTTTCAACAGCACCTCTAAACTTCTTCTGAGATGCTAAAGAGTGAACACCACGAATAGCATCATCTAATTCCTTATGATATCCGTCAAGATCAGAATCTTTCTTACCCGCCTTTACAGAAAAACCTCTTTTTGCCTTATCAAAGTGTAGCGGGTGTTTAGGATCAGTTTTTGAGTACTGAATCTCAGTGGTCATTATCTCTAATGCCTTATCATACTCCTTATCTAATATTGCTTGTCTTACTTCTTTACCATGCTTACCGTGGGAGATAAAGTGGTTCCACAACTTTCTATGCGCGTGTTCCTCACTATATTTTTCAGTTATAAAAGATCTAAACGTCTTCATCTCTAGGACAATTTATTTCTATTTATCTCACTTTAGTTTTTATTATACGTATAATCTAACATCATCCTATAGAGAGAGTCTCTCAAATACCACAAATGTTCTTGCTCTTCAACAGGTCGAGCAGGTGCTCCGGGCCAAGTTCTGATTGCCTCCTGAACACAGTGATGTAGTAAGCGGATATCATGTATAGTTACATTTACTGTGTAATCAAAATCTTCTTCGTAAGGGTTCATTAGAATCCTGCTTGGAACTTTTGCCATTCAATAGCATTTTTAATTTGAAAAGTTCTTTGAGAAATATTCCTAATTATTTCCTCCAAAAACTTTAATTCAGTATCGTAATATTTGATCTTTAAATCCATATTGTTCAATTTTTCATCTGCTTCCAAATATCTCTGGATAGCATCCTTTTCCCTAACTTTGTATGGAAATGGTTCTAGGACATATACTTCTGCAGGTGCTTTACCTGTATAGTAGTTGTGCCTTTCTAACTTCTTAATATTAAAACTTCCTCTCGCTTTCTCTCTCAAAAGAGTTATTGTATTGTAAATAGTGTAATATTTTGAGTGTAATTCTGAAATTTTTAAAGATTCATTATGTAGGTTATCAGGGTCAATGACAGCATCACGCTCCCACATCTCCTGAAGTTTTTCAAGATCGATCATAATTCTGTTCTGCCATCCGCTCCTACAATATTATAGATTGTATATTTGAAGGACGCTTGGGCAGTAAAGTACTGTATATCAGTTACTGTACTATCAAAATCCAATGATGTCAAGGAATATGGGAACACGTCTTTAAACTTGAGTATCGACTGTGTTCTGAAATTGCTGTTTAGGATGTGCAGTGCTGCATCACTATACTGATTCATCATATCTCTGGTTCCATCGTCTGTTGTTACCAGATCTTTGAAATCTTCAGTAGTTTCCGAATATCCCAATTGAGTTATCCAATTGTGAATTGCCATATAGTTTTCCATGTTTTCGTCAACAAGGAAATTCAAGGTCAGATCACCGTATGCAATCTTTTCACCAGGAACATCAAGATTCTTCAGATAGAAAGGTTCGATAACCGTTTCCATTGTAATTTCTGGAATTTTTGCTGTTGTACAAAAGAAATCTACTTTAGGAGTCTTTGCTATACTAAACTTAAATCCTGCAGGAGACAGAAAGTTTCTGTTCTGAATTTGATTTGCATATGAAGATGTCATTATTAGTCAACAATCAGATTGTACCATTCTTCGCTCATACCACTAATAATTTTATCAGCAGCATCTTTATCTTCAGCATAACCTTCTGACATTAGATGTTCAGCAACCTTTTCATAGTTCTGATGCGCTTCTTGTGTTTCTCTAGGAGTTGGTTTCATTTTCGCAAGAGTTTAATTCTATTTATCTGACAATAAAAAAGGAGGTCCGAAGACCTCCCAATCATACGCTTTGCGTAATTAGATCACATCAAGTTCTGAACCTTGACTCTCTGGTAATAGACGTTGCTATTAGAGGTCAGACCAGCGCCTGTGATTTGAGTGGTACCTTGTGAGAATGGGTTCGCAACGATGCCGTAGCGAGTCTTGAATCCAATCTTGGGTTGGAAGTTATCCTGACCAACTGCACGAACCATCTGAAGAGGAACGTATGGGCAGTAGAAGATACCTGCGTCGTAAGGTGAAGAACCTTTATAACCGACAACATAGTACTGATCATCAGTAGAGTTTGCAGAATATGGGTCGATGTAAACTCTGTACTTACCGTTAAGAATACCAGCAAAGGTGTTGCCGGTGTCATCAACGTTCAGGTTTGCATTGAGTGCAGGGGTGTAATCAAGTACACCAGCCATGGTCAGTGCGGAAGCAACGTCTGCGGAACACAGAATCATGTTGCCTTTTCCTCTACGAGTTCTTTGGGCGATGCGGTTTGCATCTCTCTCGATTTGGAAGATAAGACCCTTGAACTTCTCAACAGACCAACGACCGTTGCTGTCAACGTCAAGGTCAAATGCACCTGCGGTAGCGGTGTTAACTTGTGCACCAGACTCAGCAACCTTGTAGATGGTTCTGATAACTTCGCGGTTGATTTCAGCAAGAATCTCAGTAGAGAGAATGTTTGCCAATTCCGCTTCAGCGTTCAGACCGTGGATTGCCTTGAGGTCTTGTGCCAGTTCGAGTGAATACTCGGCTTTCAGCGCTCTGGACTTCGCGGTTACGGTGACCTTCTCAATCGAGAATGCCATCTCGTTGAAGTGATTACCAGCAGCGTCTCCTAGTGCTTCAGCGTCGTCTGTACGCATACCCTGTCCAACAGGATATGTGGTAGCAGATTGTGAACCTTCAGGGTTCAGTGCTGCAGGGTTGTTTGCACCCGAGAGTCCAGTACCACCAGTAGTACCGAAACCAACCGAACCGCCGGTGAAACCGTTGGTGAGGTTGCCGCTATCGTTCTGTGATGCGAAGGAAGTATCTGCTTCGTTGAACAGTCCTTCTGCGCCACTCTGATTAGCGTACTTGGAGCGCATTGCAAAGATCAGTCCAGTAGGACCGTTCATTGGTTGAACGCCTGCGAGGTCATATGCGACCAGGTTAGGCATTGAGCGTCTGATCAAGGAGATCAGAACAGGGTCGAAACCAGCAACGGTTTGACCACCAGAGGAAGTATATCCTCCGTTACCAACTGAGTTGGTAGGTGATGCTTCAGAGAGGAATTCCTTCTCTTCGCGAAGTGCTTTTTCTTGGTTCTCCAGAAGAACTGCGGTAACCATTCTACGGTGGGAATCCTTAATAGGATTCATTCCATCATAGTCGAGTAGAGGTGCCCACTTCTCCTGCAGGTACTCTTGATTGTACATCTGCATTTGTTTTTTACCTTGTTATAAAAAGTTAGTTTGATTTATGATATTAAAATCAATTTTTAGAGACTCTTCTCAGAGTATTCATATAGGATTCCATAAGTGGTGATACAGATGTCTGCTCAACCGCTTCTGTTCCTTCAGAGATTGTTTCTGTATGGTCTCTTTGAGTATTGTGCTCTGGAAAGTAAGACTTTCTCAAAGTTACAATTTTCTCGCGATAGTCTGCTTCACTTTCAAACCCAACATTTTCAGCAAGAGAAGCGAGTTTGTCCTTTTGTGAAAGTGCAAGACCTTCAGTTACTTCTGCGAAAATAACGTCAGAAGAGGATTCTGCTAACCTACTATTGAGAGCAACATTGCGATCAATTTGCTCGTTGAGTTTAGACTCCATTTCATCTAGTTTATCTACCATACCCTCGATTACATCATATTTTTCTTCAGGGATAGTTACATAATGATCTTCAAAAAGACTTCTCATTCCAGTCAGGAATGATTCGGTCATTTCAGTCTTGAGTCCGTGCTCAACTGCGAGTTGGTTCTCTTGGATCCACTCATCAGCAACGTACTCAAGGAAAGCATCGACTCTTTCGGTCAACCCTTCTCTGATAGACTGAATTTCTTCTACGAGTGATTGTTCGTATGAATTGGCAAGTTCTTCTTTGATCTCGCCAAGTTTTGCCTTGATAGCAGATTCGAAGATGGTCTTCGCTTTTTCCTGGAACTCTTCGGAAAGTTCTTCGCCCTCTAAGAGAGCGGCAACGTCTTCCTCAACTGAGAATTCAACGGTTTCTTCTTCGGCAACTACTTCTTCAGCAGTTTCCTCTTCAGATTCAGCGACGATTTCTGTCTCCTCTTCTGTCTCTTCTTCGCTGACAATCTCTTGACCGTCTTCGATTTCGTCAGATACTGCTTCTGCTTTCGCAGCTTTAGCATTGACGACATCTCTGACTTGTTTCAGAGTTGCAGCGGGTTCTTTGAGTTTTGCGCTATCGTCATCGGGACGATAGTTATCAGGAGAGGGACCGCCGAGATCTTCAACTGGTATACCAGAAGAAAGCATTGGCTCAGCTTTAGCAGCTCCTTTGGTTACTACGTTTTCCATTTCTTGTAAATTGCTACCAACGGACATTTGATTATTAGATTTAGTATTAATCTATATGTATTTATAATTTAAAGATTTGAGAGGAAATCGCTCCACAATTGGAGTTTGTTCTCCTCAAGCGATTTTTGACTAACAAGAGTGTTAATTCTCTTCTTGGTTTGAGTAGCGAGTTGTTCGCGAAGGATTCCTCCTTCCCACACCCACTCTCTTCCTTCCATAATTCCATTAACAAAAGCATCTGGAGCGGAAGGGTCGGCAACGATGTCAGCAGCAGTTGCTAACTGAAAATCTTCGCCAACAATCTTACATCCTTCACTGGTAGTTTGGAGTGAACCAACACCACGAGAAGAAACGCCAAGTTTTACACCTTCACCTAAAAGTGATTGTGCAATTTTACCCATCGGGGTAGAAAGTATTTGTGCTTTACCGATAAAATTATTACCGTCTTGCTTAAGTTCAGTAATCTTGT